GATCTCAACCACGACCCCAAAGCATCTAATAGAAGTTTACCGCCCCTGCCCGCGACGCAACTTTTTATTGTGCCTTGGTTTGCTTTGTTGACCGTTGCCCTGGCGCGTCATTTTAGGCGGCCCTTTCTTAAAGAGCTTCCCAGAAATACCAACCTTGCTGCGGACGGGCACAGTTACAAATCAATTGACCAATTTTGATTCGGAATGCTATTCAAGACAACCCAACGGGTGTAATGCACCCCGCGATAGCACAACTCAGCAAAGACCTTATCAGCCTTAAATTCAGGCTTCTTGGCCTTTGGCATGATTACAAGCATGGTTGTTACAGGTAGGTGAGTTCACCGTAACAAAGCTTGTTTGTGTGCAGCTTAAATTTTTCATGTATATCTCTACGGGCAGAACGGTTCTGCGGCAATGAGAAATACGGATCAGAATAAAGCGCTTCTACAGCCTCACGGTAATGCTGGCAGCTCATTTTCCACCTTGTTGAATCAACAGGCAGAAGCAAAAAAGCCATCAATAAACCGCTTATAGCCATAACATTATTTCATTAGCTATCAGCCATCAAACCATGAGCCGACGCAAAGGCTAAAAGGGCCTCCACCTTCGCTTCAAGCGTCACGCAATACTGCAGCAATTCTGCATTAGTTGGTGAAGCCGCATCGGCAATGGTGTTGGTGTCATTAGCAGCAGGCAGTGACCCAGATGTTGCAGTTGTGGTTATATCTGTAACGTGAGCAGATTGAGCGGCAGCAGTAGCGCCAAAAAATCCAATCTTGTTCTCATCAATATCTAAGCGAGTGGCAAGCGTGCCGCCTGACATTGTTTGCACTTGAATCCGCCCGTCTTCTGCCCCATCTGCGTTGTCAACAACTGTGGCAACGAGTGCGGAATAGTTGATGTCTTCCGGTGCCCCAATTACATCATTAGCCCCACGGAAATTGACGGTAGCAATCGTCGCGGCATCAGTGGCAACACCTTGGCCAATAATGATCTCAGCAGGTCTGACAACTAGCTGAGGCGTAATACTGCCAGCAGTAACAACAGACAAAGACAGCTGACCATCTTCCTCCGTATCTGTGGCATCAATGATGCTGCCCTCAATGGAGGCGTAATCAATCGCCCCAGGCGTTGCGTTGTCGTTGTTTCCCCTAAAAAAGATTGAACTCAGAACGTCATCGTCTTGCCCTGCTGCGTCTGCCCTGTGGTGATAAAGCGTAATGTCGCCGCCACTAGCAGGATCATCAGCCGTACACTCTGTTTGAATATGCGTGCCTGTGACTACGTTTGTAACGTGCAGAGGAAATGCTGGGGCAGATTCGCCAATCCCTACGTTTGAGCTTTGAATCCTAATCCTTGATGCAGTCGTGCCAGCGTCAGCCGTCATCAGGTCCAGAATCCCGTCTTCGCTGCCGTCTGCTGGATCAACAATTTGGGCCGAGATCTGTGCATAAGCGTGCGTTCCGCTTGCATCGTTTTCACCGCGAAACTCTAGATTCCCCAAATTGTCACTGGCCGCTGGAGAAGCAGAATTTCGGTATAACACAACATCTGGGGCCGTATCAGCTCCAGCGTCTGTGTTTTCAATGATCACCTGATCAGTTGTGTCAGTGCTGAACAGATGAAGTTGAGCTGCAGCAGTGCCACTTCCTAGCTGAAAGCCAGTGGTTGTAAATTTGCCAATTTCAGTCTGATCATTGACAAAGGCAAGCTCATTGGCATCGCTGCGATAAATGCCCGTTTCGCCTGCGTCATCTAAAAAAGCTACAGCAGGTGCGGCTGCGCTCCCAGGTGGCAAGGCACGCAAGAAAGTGCCAAAAGTGATGCTTTTATTTTTGCTTGCATCTGCAGCCTCTGAAACGTCAACGATTGGCAAAAGATCGCCAGTTGCCGGTGAAGTTAAAGCAGTGAGCGCCGAGATCTTACGGTCAGCCATTAGTTGGCACCTCCTTCAAGTGCGGTAAGGCGGGTTTCAAGTGCAGCAATAGCCGTGCTTTGTGATTCGATCTGCTCCTTTTGCCGCTTGATTAGATTCAGCAGGTGAGGCACGAAGCGGTCGTAAGCAACGCCTTCGGGTTCTGGGTTGTCCAGTTTGGTAACAACTCTTGACCCATTTTCGTCATAAGAAACATCGTGAAACTTCCAAGTGGCTAAACGAGGATCAATTTCTGCAACTTCTTCAGCAATAAAACCCCAGTAGCTATGATTGGGATCATCACCGTCACATAAAGATCTGTACCAAACAGGGCGGATGTTTAGGATTTGGTCGGCGTATGAATCTTGGAGGTCTTCAACATCTGTTTTGTATTTGATGGATGAAGCTGCTTTTCTTATTTGATCGTCACTTGTAACAACAACAGTTGTTCCGCCAGACGTTGAGTAGTCCCATACACCTGGAACGTACAATCTTCCATCTTCCGAAAGCCTCATCCGCTCCGTCGGAGAATTCGCCCCACTCGCAGTAGTGAGGAACATTAGGCGGCCTGGTTTATCGTCTGTACCGTGATCTAAGTCTGCTTCTGCTTCAATACGTGCAGATTCTTGTGCTCCGCCATCATTTGAATAAAACCGAATCATGCCTAGATCATTGCCTGCAACGGTAGATGTAGAATCATCTCGCATCATGTAAATTTTGCCACCACCTGTATCGACAAGATGAACTGAAGACGATGAAGATCCTGAAACAATTTCTGTAGACGTACCAACTAAGAGCCTGCCGGAGCTGTCGACGCGCAATGCCTCGCTTGGGCTTGCACCTTCTGCGCCGCTGTTGACCTTCAGGATGACCTGTCCTTTTTCGTCATCACTTGTGCCTTCGTGAGAAACTTCAATCTCAGCAAGCGTGCTAATTTCTCCGCCAGACTGTTCGCCTTCAAAAATTACTTTTGATTCACGACCACCATCTGTATCTTCTTCCGTACTGTTTTTGAGTGTTACATACGGCGCTTCACTATCAATCTCAACAAAGGTGCCAGGGGAATCAGTCCCAATACCGATACGATCTTCTGACCCATCTACAAAAAGCAAATTTGCCTCTGTGTCACCTTCAACACGAAAATCAACCGCTTCACCGTCTTCATTAAAGACAATTCCAGTATCTGCAAATTCAGCACGCTCAACACCATCAGCAGCAACATTCAATGCATTTGCCGCGCTGCTATAAATGCCTGTGTTTACGTCATTAACAAAAGCAAGGCCAGGCGCTCCCACTGTTCCATCCTCTAGCAGCCTGGTGCCATCAAGCTCAAAAAGTGTTACCCAGTCATCATTGGCCGCATTTCTAAGCTTTAAGACGTTAGCCGTAGTGTCTGCCCACCATTGAAAAGCAAAGGTTGTCGCCGGGGAGGTCGCGTTGCTGTTATTTGTAACAATGGCAGAAAGCACATTGTTCAGGTCAGTACGGACGGCCGAGCCTGATGCGTTGGCAATGTTGTAATCGTGAGTTGCCATGGGTTAGGTTTCTTCAGAGCCAAAGCCAGTCGCCTGATACTGGAAAGTCCGATCAATCGCAGCGTCGGAGCTGTTTTTGAACGTCACCGTGAAACCAGTGCGGCTAACTGATGTGACCTCATAATAGTCCCCTGATGCCATATTGAAAGCCGTGATGCCCACGCTGGGGGCTTGATAGAAAGCCTTGTCAAATGTGACAGCCTTGGCCCCTGCACCCGAATCAATATCCGCAGAGCTACTTTCGGTCCTTCTCTCAAATTGGATTCTGTAGCCCAACTCATCAACTAATGGGCTTTGGTCGGTATGGTCTGATGTCAGCTCGCACTTGAATTGGAACTGCCTAGCAGTATGCCTGCCCGTCTCAAAAACCCGCCACTCGCTAAAATCAATATCTGATTCCATTTGGAATTTGTCGCCATCTTCAAGCAGCAAAAAGTCGTCATCCTCGGTAATCAAAAATTCATCTGTTGTGGCTTGATCGCTGGTTCTGAAATAAAGCACGGCATTTGTGTCGTCAGCAACTGAGCCATCCCAGTCTGTCCAACGATCTATAAGCTCGTTTCTGTTATCAATAAGCTCACTAGGGTAGAAACCCCTTGCCGTCAAAATTCTGTTAAATACAACGCCAAATTTTCCGCCAAGATCCAAAACATCTCTAAAAACGTATGTGCCTGATGTTTCCAAATCGCCAACAAAATCAATATCCGCCGTGTAAGCGTCTAAATCAACAATGTTGTCCCACTCGTCTTTGCCATCTAGCACAAGCGCATCATATTCTTCGCTATAGAAAACATCAATTTTATCTCCTTGGAATGGCGGGCTGTCCTGATCCTCACGCCTAATAGTTAGATCTAAACGTGGCAACGCATCTGGCAAGTCAATAAGCGCACTAACTTCTGCAGGGCTCTTTTTGTCGTCTTGATTTTTGAATTTAATCATATACTCCCCTTCCAAAAGGGAGACGACCGCATACTTAGTAACCGCCTTAACTTCCGTTAGTTTTGTGCTGCCTTGCCATGTCCCAGTACCATCAGTCTTGCTGCTGTGTCTAATAATGGCAGTTAATTCTTCTGGATCTTGTGTACCTGCAGGCAAGTCCCACTGCAAAGCTGCTTGGTCTTCATGCGCAGTAATAGTTACATCAATAGGGTTTGGCACTTTAATTTCAATGTTGCCAGGCTCGTCGGGGGCTGGGTCAATATCTGCTGCCGGTATGTTGATCGTGGCGGTTGTCCATTTCGATTTTTTATTTAATGGCTCAGGACCAACGGCTCGGACTTGGAATTGAAGTGAAGACCCAGGCTTTAAGTTGTCAATCTCATAATTAATATCTGTTGTTGTGTCTACTTTGTAATTTCCATTGCCTTTTTTATATCGCACTTCAAAGCTAATAGATGCACCGTTGAGCCCCCTGCTCCAACTTGCAACAACTCGATTAAGAGTAGTTTTGTTCTTTTTAATTTCTTTCGCAACAAGCTTTAAGTTGATTGGCTGCGCGGGCTTACTGTCAAAGGTTGTAATGTCATCGAATTGTAAATTCTTCCCCTCATCTGCTGCTTCGTAAATGCTGTCATTATGTTCGGCACCAGTGATCGAAAATTGACCATCTCCCTTCTCAATAACAGTAAGGCACCTAAATTTTTGCTCTACAACATCACTTGATTGTATAGACCAAATTGCCTGTGCAGCTGGCGCACTGCTAAGGCTGCTGCTTAAAGTTATGTCTGCGCCTGAAACGCTACTTATAGCTTTCGTTTCAACTGATCCATCTTTTAGAACGACTGTCAACTTGTGATTACTGCCCGCAGGCAAGGTGATGGATTGATCCGCTGTAATGACACTGGTTGTGGCGCTACTGACGCGGCCAGAAAGCCTAACGCCCGCACGCAACTCATCGGCAACTGCAAACACTTGGCCGGGCAAGACCACGGCGCCATCTAAACCCGTCGCAAACGTGACAATTTCACCATCTATTTCCTCGGCGGCCATCATGTAACGGCCTAATCGTGCAGCCTGAAATCTTGAGGTACAGCCAAAAGCAACTATCTCCTTTTCTTGATAGCCATATTTGCTGATAAGCGTTGCGTCCTCAATGCAGACAACATTTGATTTGTAAAAATTATCTGGATCGTTATACCTTACTCTTATGCTTGTGCTGCGAGTAGTTAAAGATGTGCCAGAATAATTAAAAACACCATCAACGACGTTACTATTAGAATACAAATGAACTGGGGCAATATCCGAGCCATCTAGGTTGCCGTGATCAGCAGTCGCCTGAATTGTGTTCGACTGCCAGTACATCATTCCGCGAAAAACGCTGGCAAGATCCTGCAAGACATTGAAAGCTTGAGCCTTGCTGCCAATAATTACATTGCAAGCAAAACGCGGTTCTTTACTGCCATCAGGATTAGTAACTAGCTGGTTTGCATATCTAGCGAGTGGATATAAATCAACCCAACTGAGATTTGATTGCGCAATGAAATCCCCTGCCCCATAGCGCTTGTTTGTCACCATGTCATACCAGCAACAAACTGGGCAGGTCGTCCAACGAGTTTTTAGCGTGCCATCAAATGAACCATGGAAACTCAAACTTCCATCGTTTCTAACCGATGCGTTTTCAGGAATTTTAACTGTGCGGCCCTTGATTAAATATGCCCGCGTTGGTAATCCGCTAAATTGCTGCGTTGAAATAGATAAGCCCGCTAATGCAGAGAATGAATATCTTACTTTTAATTTTTGAATTTCTATTAAACTGGTCCAAAGCAGTTGATTGCCGCGCCCAGAAGCAAGAGAAGTTTTTTTGTCGATCTCAGTAAAGTTTGCAAATTTAACTTCAAAATGGTCTTCTTTTAGGTTTATCTTTTTTACCTTGATGTTCCACGGCCCTGTGCCTGTAAGCTTAATTGCTGGTGTTTTTATCTGATAGCTTTCGGTTGAAATGCCTGTGACAGTTTTAGTAAATTGTTTGTTGAACGCCTTGCCTTGCGATTGCACCCAAACCTCAATTTTGATTTGCCCGTCAAAAAGCTGCCCCTTGGCCAGGCCCTCAGCGGCGGTCGAGAAAAGTCTAGGTATTGTAAAAAGACATTCAAAAGAATCTGTTTCGAGATCAGTAATTTGCCGAATAATTTGACCGGCCCCATAGTCCCGACTTTTTACCAAATTATTAATGTCCAATTCTTCAGAATAGTTCTCGCCTACCTCAACTCCAATATCTACGATGTTTGACGCTGTATTTTTTCCTTCATCCGGCGGGAGCTGATTTCTGCCGCCAAGAATGAAATCATAGCTAACATCCGCATTGCTGAAGTTGTCTGTATTGCCAGTCCGCAACGGTGTTTCATCAAGAAACACGCCCCTTCTTGCACCTACAAGCGCCTGAACGGGGCCCTCGCAGATCAAGTCAACAATCTTGATAACAGAAGTGGAGTTAAGAGCCATGAGTGTTAGCCGTCAACAGGTGGATAATTGTATTTGTCAGGAAGCAAAAGCTGTTTGTAACCAACCTGCCTAACACGAAGACGGCAAGAGGAGTGGGCCCTAAAGTCTAAGATTGTAATCTTGGTTTTTATTTGCCCCTCATTGTTAATTTTGGCGTATTGAATAAAGTGCATCCAACGATATTTTTGATTTTTAAGCAGTAAACCCTGAACCGTGCTGCTGATATTGGACGTTATTGTTCCAGTGTTTATGTGAGTTGTTTCCACTTGATAAGTGATGTAGCCATCAACTCGCGTAGTGCCAGGCCCGCTAACATAATCAAATAACCCTCGGTCTAGTTCAAAGAAAATTTGGAAATGATTTCTTTGCTGCCATTCAACAAAGCTTCCAACCTCACGCGCTTGAACACTGTTCCCGACTTCAAGAGTTAAAGTTCTAATGTCTTCTGGGCGATTTAGCCGCAGTTGCTTTTCTTGCCATTGCCTAGTTCTTAAGCCATTTGGCCGCGTCAAGCCAATTATCTGTTCGCCCCCAACAGTAACAGTATCTGGGCCTGGTTCTTTTATGAATTTAGTTAGTGGATCTGAATCGTCAGCAACTGTCACATTGGCCGAGATCAGATGAGAGCCTGCCAAAACCTTGCCATAGGCAACAGGAATAGTTGCCCCAACGCCAACAGTGTTAGCTGCGCCTTGATAGGCATAAGACTGCCTTCCATCTGATCCCCTAGTGACTGATTGCGGTCCATCAGTTGCAATGCTCTGACCAGCAGCCATGCGTTGGGCGCTGAGTTTTGGAAGTTTTATTTGTGGTGCCACAAGATCAGTAACTCCACCTTGCACAAGGCTTTGCTGTGTAGAAGCTAATGCCTGTGAAGCGCCGCCTAAAATCAAAGCCGCACCTGCACCGGCCAAAACGGTAGAAGCTGCCACCGGAGCAGCTAAACCCAAAAGGCCAATGGTTGCACCACCTGTAAAAAAGGCAGCAGCAACCAAACCAATACCCAAAAAAATCTTGCCAAGTCCACCACCGCCACCACTACCAACCAGTACAGGGGTGATTACCAGATCATTCTTGCCAAGCGGTAGATCCAGCTCCCCGTAATCTGCAAACGCTACACCTGCCTGAACGACGGTATACCCCACATCTCGCTCATGGGCTGTCTGTAGTTCTTCCTGAAGTTTAGGAAAATTTAGACACAACAATTTGATCGCTTCTGCCGGTGTCCGCATGTTCTGGTATACATGCTCAGACCCGTAGCGTTCTCCCAAATTACCCAGCAGCCTTATCTTCTGCTGCATACCTAAAGACTGCTGCAACCCTGCTTGAATAGTACCGACCCAATGGCTCAATTGCACTCAATGAGTTCTCGCGCTGGTGCAAAATCAAATCGTCTGGCAACAGGATAGCCCCGTGCATTGGAGCGCGTGTGTCTAAGCGCAAAACCAACATGTCCCCAGGCTGACGGTTTTTGTAATCAACGCGCACAAATCCACAGCGTTCCGCCTGCTCTAAAAAGATACTCTCGCAGGTCTCTAAGTCTTTTGGCCGCTCAAAGTCAGGCAGCGTAATCCCCTGCCGAGCGAAAAAATCACGCACAAGGGTATAACAGTCAAAATGGCCATACTCCCAATGACGGCCAACTAGGGACTGAGTTCGTGCCATGTTTCATCAGGCATAGACCACACAAGCCAAGGTAAGCCCGACTGCTTACAAACGCGACGATCAACTGCGCTGGGTTTACCGCCCATAGGGTGAGAGTGAAGAACAGCAGAAACAACGCCGGTCAGCATTGCCGCAGCCATATCAACAGGATTAATTGCAAAATCAAACTCAGGGTTTTCGGCAATGTTGCGGCACGGCCAAAAGGATCCATTCACCACAAGAGCGCACGCCTCTGCTGGGGCCATTTGTTTTGCGTGTGCTACAAACTCAGATCTGAAGTCTGGCACCTGGAAATCCTCCAAAGGGAAGCCTAGCGTTGCCAAATCTTTTTTGGCAGCTGGTAAGTCGTTTGGCACAAATATCGTTGGCTTTTGAAGTTGAATTGTCTTGCAAGTCAAAATACTTTGTGCCTTTATATCCACATTCACTGCCTCTGTATTGCCAAGGACAGTGCTCTAACACTTGCCTGCGTGGCAAGGAAAGATTTGTAAGATCTAACTTACTGGCCAGCTCAAACTCAACAGAGCTTACGTTTTCATTGGCCACGCGATCAATATACCAAACATCATTATCAAATTTGGCGGTGGGATCAGCAGTTGGGTTACCACCTGAAAAATTAGCAGCGTCCAAAAATTTCTTGCATGTTCTAATTCTTGTGACCTTGGCCTTGAGAGGGTTATACAAAACAAGCAGCGCCGAGATTGCGCTATTTGCATTTGCAATTTTCATGGTTGGCCGTGGGATTGATCCCTTGGTCGTTACCTCAAACCCATCCACCTCAATTGGATAAGCGGCGTAGGTTATACCACCAAATTGCACATCTGCCGTTAAAGAATTGGTGCCAGCGTGGTAGTAGAAGGTTGCGTCAACGCCATTAATGTTTTCAGTCAGCTCTAGCTGAAACAGCTCAATGATTGCAGACGGCTCAAGACTACGGATCTGCTCTTGTATGGACTGTGGAGCGCTCATGCTTCAAACACCTGCTCAAAAGTTGCTGTAATCGTATTGATGTCAGCATAAACGTGCTGCCGATTCCAAGACCTACAAACCCATTTATATTCTGTTGTGTCATTGATGGGAGTCCAGTCAAACGCCTCAACTCCTGCCCTGGCATCTAGAAATGCTTCAATGGCATCAGCTGCTGTATTGCTCTGAGCGCTCCACTTCAAATTCCATACTTTAGGATTCTGGTTGATCCCAAACTGTGTGCGCTGCTCATAGCCTGAGCCAAACTTTGCGATACGAACATTAGGCTGCGAGTTTACCTGCGCCCCGAAATCAGGGGTGACATCAGTGCCAACAGTGGTCTCGTCAAAAGTTGCCATGGTTATGCAAGAAGGCCGCCAGGGCGTTGTTGTTTAATCAATTCTGACTGAACTGCAGCCGCAATGGCAACGCCAAATTGTTTACTTCGTTCGCCATCACCTTCAACAGAAGTGCCCTTAGCGTCAACATTCACAATCACCTTTGTGCCATCGCCCTGCATTTTGACTGGGATACTGCGACCATCAGGCAGGGGAACAACAGCCTCAGGGCCAGCCTCACCGGCAATGCTGGGGCCTACGGTAATACCGCCCTTTGCCATAAGCCTTGGCATGCCAAATCCGCCCACACCGCCCGTCGCAGCATTCATATCAAAAGAAGGAGTATTACCAGCAAAAAAGCTTGACAAGTTAAGACCAGTACCAAAGCCAATTGCTTGCATCAATGATTTCACAACAATCTGCTGCATGATGATGCGTGCCATATCCGCCAACAGGTTTGAGGCGAATTGTCGGAAATTCATAGAGCCATCAACCACAAGAGTAGTAAGTGCATCGCTGAGACCTTGAAAGCCAACTTCTGCAAGCTGTTTAGTAGCCTCAAGTGTTCCACCAAGACTATCGGTAAAAGCGTCAGCACTCTCACGCAACATGTCAAATGGCGTTTTAGGGCCCGCCCCTTCAGCCCCAATATCAAACATCTTTGCGCCTTCTAAAGTAAATTGCTTAATCATGTCGTCATATTGTTTAATACGATCTTCATCAATTTTCTGCATTGCTTCTTTTGCTTTGACGCTAGCTTTATCAATCTCATTTAGCTCACGAGCAGGATCAAGTTGCTGTTCCTTGATCTGCAAAAGCCGCGCTTCAAGCTCAAGAGCAATACGAGTTTTATCGTTTTGTTCACGCCGAGCGGCAATTAGAGCCTGAGCCACTTGCATTGACATTGGCTGACGACCTCGGCCGGCTCCCCCTGCCCCTGCACCGCCACCACCAGGGGTGATCCCCGGCAAGCCTCCACCAGCAGTGGGCTGCGTAATATCAGGCTCTACACCAGCTTCCCCAAGAGCTTGTAACTGTCCAATGCCTACGCGGCCTAGAGCACCAAGCAAAGGGCCAAACGGACCGCCAGCGATAGAACCAATAGCACCGGCCAGAGGGGCGGCCAAGTTGCCAAGATTGCGGCCAAGCTCTTGAATTTTTCTGATGATGCTGTTCAAGAAACCAACGGCTTTGGCGGCAAGGTCTTGAAATAATGCGCCAATGGGCTGCAAAGTTCCACCAACTGTTTCTCTGAGTTCAGCCAACTCAACAGCCAGACGAGCGCCTGCCGCGCTGGGGCTTTTGACGATCGTTTCAGCGGCCTCGCCATAGCGCTCAAAAATATCCTGAGAAAATTTCAGGAAATCCTGCAAGCTGACTTCGCCTTTCTCAAGAGCCTTATCCAGCTCCTGCGGGGTCTTGCCCATAGAGTCGGCAAACAAGGTAAAAGCACCAGGCAAACGCTCACCAATCTGCTGCCTCAATTCCTCAGCACTTACCTTGCCTTTGCTGAATACCTGTGATGTTGCAGTAAGAGCAGAGTCAAGATCCTGCAAGTTGCCGCCAGTAGCCCTAACAGCAGCAGTGATGCCTGTAAAAGTTTCCTTTGTTTCTTCTAGGCTGCCGCCAGCACCCTGCACCGATGCCTGCAGTTTTGTGAATTGCCGTAGAACAATTTCCTGAGGGATTGCAAATTGCCTTGAAGATTGAGTTACAAAGGCAAGCGCCTGTTGATACTCATCCTGTGAAGTCGTAACACCTTTAAGCGCAATACGAAGTTTGTTCAGTTCAGCGGCATAGCTTGCAGTCTCCCCGGCAGCCTGTCGAATTCCACCAAGCTGAGCACCAATAGCACCACCGGCAATGGCGCCGGGAAGGCCACCAAATGCCAGGCCAATGCCAGCGCCAAGAGCACCTTCAGGGCCACCAAATACACCAGCACCTGCAATGGCACCAGCGCCTTTGGCAACACCGGCCATGCGGCCACCCCTGCCGCGTTTCTCCATCTTTGCAAGCTGCTTATCTAATCTTTCCGCCTCGCGAGTGGCAACCTTAAATCTTTTACTGCCAAACTCAACACTATTTGCTAGCTCGCGAAAACTATCACGCAATGCGCGAGTGCTGTTGACAGATGATTTAGTTGTTTGCTCTACCCTTTTTAATTCAATACGAGCTTTCGCAAAGTTATTGCCAAGCCCTTTTGCTGCTGCATCAACTTGCGTAAGGCTGCCACGAAGCTTTGAAAGCTGGCCAATGCCAGGGGTTTCAATTAGGACTCTAAGCTTCGTTTGTTCAGCCATCAGCTTGCCCTCTTGCTATTCATCTTAACGAGCGCTGCACGTTCAATCACCTGCACTTTTTCAAATAGCTCTACAGGTTCTTTAACGTGATAAAGCCGAATTAAAGTCTCAAGCGCTTGATAGTTCAAGCCAATAAGACCATTCATGCTCACGTTCCATTGTGTCTGCATTCTGAGAAACATCATCACTGCCTCCCAGTTTTCTTCCCAGACCTCAAAGTTGTGCTTGACAGCCTCTAGCTGTGCTGCTGCGATCTGCTCCTCAGACGCCCCCAACGCCTTGAGATCAGACACACGCTCGTCAACTACGCCGCCTGTCGCCCAATACTGAGCTGCGGCTTCTAGTTTTTTTCAGCTGCCCCAGTGATGCTGTTGGTGTAAGACTCAATCAGGGCACGCAGCACATAAGGGTCGTCAAACAACTCCTTCTTGGTGCCTGCACAGAACGGCACTTCTTCGCCATCCTCATCCTTAATGCCTTCCCAGCCTTCAATGATTTGATCAACAAGAGCATCATCGCCCTCATCAATCAGCTCATTAAAGGCTGAGCGTGACATCTTCTTAAAGATCGCCGTGAAGGTCTCTTTCTTGAACTTGCCGCCGTCAACAGGAACGCTGACTTCAACAGGCCATTTGTAAGTAGAGACCTTCTTAAGGACGAATGCCATTGTGTTTAGGTGAAGGCGAGGCTCATTTCATTGTTGCCAGCCGTCGTAGGCAGAGCCAGATACGGCATGCTCAGAGAAATAACGCCATTGGTGTCACCATAGGATATACCCGTGACATCAGTTTGCGCCATCGTCAAAGTGCAGATATTGCCTGCAGTAGCACCCAGCACAAGGCTGCTGCTAGCGGTAGCGACACCGCGAACATCCTCAAAATAATCAGTAGTTCCAACTGCGGGAGCCTCAATCACAGCAGTGCCGCCAGGTGCGCGGTTGACGATCAACACTTCCTTGCTGCTGGCCGTTTCCTTGTAGATCACCTCGTTGTTCAGAGCCAAATCAAGGGACTCAATACGCTGAGATGTTTCACCAAAGAAGGTGGCAGTAGTCAGGTTGGTGTCATTGACTTCCAACGCAGCAGCTTGGTTGGCAACAGTGAA